AAGTCGATTTCTTCCACCGCGGCCGCAGCCGCCGGCGCAGCGGGTTTCGCCGCCAGCGATTTGTCGTACCAGTATTTCGCCGTGTTTTGATGCTCCGCAGCGGTGGCCTTTGCGGCTTCCAGTTCCGCTTTCTGCGCCGCGAATTCCGCCGCCGTTGGGGCGGCCGGAACCACTGCGGCCGCCGCTGCCGGCGCCACCGGCGCGGGCGTTGAAGAAATCACTGAAGGAGTCATAATTTCAGAACTTCACTTCCATACCGCGTATGCCTGTTGAGATCGGGAACTTTGACCAGATAGCTCCGCACGCAAAGCGCGCAGAGTAGCTGATAGATCCCGTCTTTTGGAACCACATACATCCGTACTTCGACACCCAAAGTCGAATCGCGCAGAAACTCCCACGACGCGCCGCACTCCTGACACCCGCGCGGCACGCCCCCGCCCAGCACGTCCAGGGCGTTGCGATGCCACTCGATGCAGTAATCGCAGATGGTCTGCCCACTGGCCAGCGCGTGCACGCGGTGCGCCGCGCGTTCGTGAGAGCAAAACGCACAGCGCACCGCGACGAGATCCGCTACCGAGCCGCGACCTACCGAGAGCGGATGCAACTGTGGCGCTGGGGTCAGGTCTTCGCCGCCGGCGTTGCCGCCGGAATCTTGGCTATCTCCGACTCCAATAGATTCAGAGCTGCCACGATCCCATCGATACTCGCGCTCAGGTTCGCCTGGTCCATGCCGGGATGCACGGTGTTGACGATCGTTGTAACGACCGCCTTTTTCTGAGCGCCGGAATTCGCCGTGCTGATGAGCTCGTCGACGAAACCGATAGCCCCCAGAATCGTTCCGACAACCGGGATGGAACTCACCCCGGGAATGCTTGAGGCCACGCCGGCGATCGCGCCGGCATCGCCGACAAAAACCTTGAATATGTGGCCGATGCCGCCAAGGAGAGACAGGAAGCTCAACTTACACCTCCACCTTGCTAGGCGCGGGCGCTTTCGGTTCCGCGAATGGCTCTGGCGGCGCCGTCTTCACCGGAGCAAAGAAGCGCCGTAGCCCGTCCGCGTCCGCACCGCTAAAGGAGCGGTTGTTGCCGCTCAGAAAGTGTAGGTGGACGTCGCCCGTCCCGGCGAGATTGTCCACGGATTCGATAAGGTCGGCGTTAAACGCCGTCCCGCTGATTTCTAGAAATTGACGTTCCATACACCCGTTATTCGCCCTTGGCCGTCTTCGCGCGCATCTCCGAAAGGATGACCTTGGGCAACACCAGCACCGTGCGCAACGCCTCCACCGCCCCCTGCGCCCTGCGTAGTTCGACCCCATCCACACCGCGCTCGCAAGTCCCGCGCTCGCGCTCCAGCATCTTTTCGACGCGTTCCCTCAGCCGCACGAATGGCGCCGAGTCCACCATCTCGGCAAAGCGCTGCGCGCCAATCCCATCGGCGCGCGCGGAGACAGTAACTTTACCTTCCATTTGGGTGCTCCTCCTCTCCAAACAGCGCCGCGTATTCGTCCAGCGCCCGGCACGACAGCGCTTCGAGCGACCGCGGCTCCGGGTCGCACCGTAGCGTGCGCCATCGCGTTACGAAGCAGCCGCGCCAGGCCTCTGCGCGTAGCGAGAGCCCGAGCGTGGACCGTCGCGCGCGCATCCACGCCTCGCGCGCCGCCATGTCCTCCGGGAAGTGCAGCCTAGCCATAAAGCGCTTGCACGACGTCGCCCGCGGCCGTCCCTTGCCCGGCCGTGAATGTAACCACCTGGCCGGCGATAGTGTAGTCGGTCGCCAAGCTCATCAGCAGCCCGTTCCGGTATACCTTCACCAGCGCGCCGGCGCGCGGCTCGGCCGTCAGCGTCACTGACGTGTAGGCTTCCACCTGGTTAAACGTGTCCAGCAATTCCGCCGCAGCCCGCAGCATCGGAACCGCGCCGCTGCTGTCCAGCACGATGCTTGGATCCAACTGGGCCAGCAGCAAGCCCGCCGGCGTCAAAATCTGGACAGCGGCGAACTGCACCGCCGGGTAAGAGATCGAGTTCATCGGAACCCTCGTTGGTGGTGTCATTAGTACCCTCCGGTAATCAGCTTTCCGTCCACGACAAGGAGCTGCTGCAGTTCGTGGAGCGGGCAATAAAATCGCGCGGGATAAGAATCGATTTCGCGCCATCCGCCCGGCAGCGTCGGCCAGGGCAATTGGCCGCCGCTGGCGATTCGAAATACCTCGGTTGCTTCGAGACCGCACGCCGCACACTTCCACTCGTAAGTCAGCGTCCCAGCGGTGTAGCTATTGCTCATGCATCACTTCCGGATGCCACGGGAGTGCCGCCGTCGAGCGAATTCCGCCATCTCTCAAGGTCCAGCCATGAGACGCTCATCTGAAGCGACGAACTTCCCGTCGCGTCGAACGCCACACCGTCTCGCGTAACGGTTAGGCGCGGCCCTTGTCGCGCGTCGCTGAATCCATCGAGCCCCTGAACTTTAAGCTCACTGTTCATGCATCACTTCCGGATGCCCCGAGTAAATGCTGGGCCCCGTCGCCGCCGGATTCCCCGCCGGCTGCGTCTGTTGCGTCCCGCCGAACAACCCAGATGGCAGCGAACCAGGTCCGCCGCCGGCCGCGCCAGGCGCACCGCCCGCGATCGCGCGCACCGCCTGCTCGATTACCGCCTGCTGAATCTTCTTTTGTTGGAGCTGCAGAATGTGATCGTGATAGTGGATAATGCCCTTCTTCAACACATCCGGCTCGTGCTGCGGATCCGACTCAGTCGATTTGATGTCCCGCATGTGCCGCAGTAAGTGGAGCTGGTCGTTGTCCTGCGGGTTCACATGGATGTCTTCGCCATGCAGCAGCGTCACCCACTCTTCCTTCGGATCGATCGACAAATCCGGCAGCGGCGGCCGCGGCACGATGTCCGCGAAATTCGGATCGCCCAGCGCTTCGTGGGCGCGGTTGGTGCATTCCCACATAGCCACTGGGTTGGACTGAATCAGCGGGTTCTGCATGTCAATCTGGTAGAGCGCCAGGTCTTCCTGCTTCTTCATCTCTCGCGAGTGCAGCGAGTTTGCGAATTGCAGCCGGAAATCGTAGCGCCCGTCGCGGTCCTCGATCGACAAAATCGACGCGCCGTTATTCACCTCGAATAATCCATCCGCGTCATCCTCAGTGACCCTAAAGAACGTCTGCTCCGGAGAGAACATATACTCCAGATCCCAGAAATGCGAGAGCACGCCCGACATGTCATCTGCCAGCACCTTGGTGTCCAGCGAGATTCTGACGTTGCCCTCCTCGAGCAAGGCCGTAGTCTGAACGCCCGTGCGCGGCGCGTTGGGCCTATCCGACTGCCGGCCCATCTGCAGATCGCCCTGGCCGGTCAGCTTCTCGCCGAAGGCCAGCAACGCCTGTTGCAGCCATTGCGGAATCGCGACGTCCATGCCGATTTTGAACTGCACCAGGTCGCGCGATGGATCGTTCATCGGGATCGCCATCTTTGGCTGTAGGACGATAGTCTCCGGAACCAGCCCGCTCGCCGGCGAGTAACCCACGGGAGGACAGATGGCGAACTCTGCCGCCTCGGTCGCCTGATTGAAACTGACGCGCAGCTCGTCTTCGAGATCGATCAGCATCTCTGCCATGCCCGGCGACCAATACGTTCCATCGGCCATCATCGCGGACTCGACAAACGGGCGGCGATTCTTCTTCGTCGGGTACAGCTCCTGGAGGTCCTGCAAACCCACAATCAGATTCAGGTCCCAGATGTAGCGAACCACGAAGTCCTTTTGCCGCATCTCCCGCTTACTGAAGTCGTACTCGCTCGCGCTGGCCATCCCCCCGCGCGGACCTTTCTTCAGCGGCCGCCACTTGCCATACCACTCGATCACCAGCAGCGATTCGCCGGCGGATTGCGGACGTTCGTATTGCAAACCCTCCGCCTCGTCCGCCGCGCGCTTTACTTCGTCGCCTTCGCTCTCGCGCTGCGCCCCGTGCTGGGCCTGCTGCACGATCTTTTCCCAGTTCTTGGTGATGCCTTGATACTTGCCCTGCGCCTCGCCCTGCAGCAGCTTGTCGGGCGTGGCGCGGTACTTCCGAATGACGAAGGAGAAGTCGTGAATCGTCTTCACTTCCTCGCACGGAACGATAATGTCGTCGGGCCACAGCGGCTCGAAGTCCGGCCCCTCGTAATCGACGACGTCCTCCGGCTGGTAATCCTTCGCCGGGTTCAACACCTCGAACGTGTCGCGCTTCCACGGCGCGTACGCGATCGAGCGGCCGAACAGCAGCTTCCGCAGGACGAAAGTACAAAACGGCTTGATCAACTTCATGGAGTTGAACACGCGCCAGGTCATGTACAGCCCGATCTTCTTATCGCGCTTGTAGTCGCTCGCGCCCACCGGGACGGCCACGATCTCCGCATCGTCGCCGAAAAGCGAATCGATTTCCTTCGCCCACTTGGTCAGGATGTTCCAGCGGATGTAAGGCACCGGAACATTGCTCGCCGCCTCTTCGCCGGCGGCCGGCGTATCCACCGCCGCGCGCCACCGGCGGTAATAGTCACGCCACCGCCGCATGCGCTTGTTGTGATCGGCGAGCGCGTTGCGGTAGTCCATCTGCAAGCGGTTGGAGAGCCGCGAAAGCTCGGCCTCCGGCCACTTGAGCTGGAAGTCTTCTTGTTTCACGCCTTGACCACCCGGATGTCCGTTATCTGAATCCAATTGATATGCGCAAAACGGAGTTCAGCGAGCGCCGAGTAGACGTCGCACCGCTCAAGACCCGGAGAGACGCGTTCGTAGTCGATGCACAGGGCTTTGCCGATGCCCGTGAGCCCCTTATGTTCTTGTGTCACCTACTGGCTTATTCGCCAGGGCGGGACTGTGGGAGCAGGTGGATGTTCCCTTCCGCGTCGCGGAACATGATGATTGGCTCAGGCGGAAGGATATTGGTGAGCCGCACGATCTGCCCGCGAAGCGATGCGCAGTGTTGGCACGCCTTAATCTCTTGAATAAGGCGGTCGATCTCCGCGAGGATTCGCATTCTCGGAGTGTCGGCGGCGTCCACAACCCGATTCTACGCCGCCGCGCGGTCCGTTTCCTGCAGGCGCTTCCATCCTGCAAGGCCAACCCGCAGTTCGACCAGCGTCTTCGTGTCTTTTACCAGGCCGAGATAGTCATCGAGCGGCATCCACATTTCATCGAAGTAAACTTCGTCAGCCGTGAAATCGATCATCGCGGGTGCACAATCCTTCCCCTACCCTCTGTTTCGCCAGGCTCGCCGTACCGCCCCACCTTCGGGGCCGCGGGCGCGTCACGCTTCAGCGGCCGCGGCATGCGCGCCATGACAATGCACGCGAGCGCCACCGCGATCACGCAATCGTCGTGAGTGCCCTTTTGCGCCTCCGGCCGGCCGGCGTCGTTGATGACGAACCACAGCAGTTCCTGAATGGTGGTTGGATCGTGAATGAAGATCGACCCCTGCCGGATCGCGTCGTCCAGCAGTGAGACAAGCTGCTGCCGGCTGATTTCATCCGTCTGCCAGCCGATCTTGTCGGACCGCACCGCCGGGTCCTGGTCGTTCGCCACCGGCCGGTGATAAATCAGCCCGGTCGGGTAATTGCAGTTCATCAGCGATTCGAGCGAGCCAACGCCCGCGCCGGTCCGCTCCAGCGCGACTTGCGCCATGTTGTAAAACCTCAGCAGGCGGTTCATGTAACGGCCAAATTCGCCCGGCATCGATCGCAGACGCAGCACCGCGGTCTGCTCGCCGGTGTCGCGGTCGAACATCTGCCCAACAGCCCAATCGGGATCGGCCTGCCCCTTCCCCTTGTTCACGTCGGCGCCGCCCGATGGATCGGCGCCGGCCGCGTAGCAGCGCCCCTTCTCCGGCATCTTGTAGATCCGGAGTGCGCCCGTTTCCCCGGGCAGAAATACCAGCCGCTTTTCGCCTTCGCCCAGCTCGTCGATTTGCAACTCGCCCACGATCGCCTGGCGCTGGATAGGCATCCGCTGAATGTGCGGAATGCTGAAGCGATTACGCGACGCCGCGGTGAAGGCCTCTTCCGGAGTGGCGGGGTGCTCGCGCTGGAAGGTATTCATGTCGCCGCGGAAATCGTTGCGGATGACATAGCGCCGCCAGTTCAGTTGCTCGTAAGTCAGGCTGAACCGCCCCATCAGATCGGTCTCTTCGCGCGTCACCGAGTTAGCGAACCGTTCGAGACTCACGGCCAACGCAATGCGGTTATCGGGGTGTTCATGCCAGGCCATGAAAAGGCCCAGCCATGCGCTCTCGACAGCCGGATCCACCGCTTCCTGCCATAGGTGATGGAAATCGTCGCCGATGGTCTTGGCCGTGCCTTCGATCACCACCGTGGTGTCCGCGGTCTTAGACACCGCGCTCATCGCGGCGGCGCGGGTGGCCGCCGCATCCGCGTAGTACGGGTACTCGGAAAAGTGCAGGTTGGTGATGCGGAAGCCGCGACCGAAATTGATATTCCCGGCAGTGTGAACCTGGATAAAACTGGACTCGTCTTCGTCGCCGTAAGCGTAGTAAATGCGGTCGGAGAGCGGCCTCGACGGCGGTAGTTTGATCGCGTCGGCGAACGGCTTGTACTGGTTGTGGAACCGCTCGTAAATGCGAAAGATGTTGTCAGTCGATACAGCATCGTGCGCTAGGACGATGGTATGGACGCCCGCGCGAAACGCGGTTTCGTGGAAGAACTCGGCCGCCGTGCCCGTCGTCGCCTGAATGCGCCGCGACTTCAGATAGATGATCCGGACCGGCAACCCGCGCTTGCGTTGCAGCGAAATCCCTTCGCGCAGGCGGAGTTGCCCAGGCCCAAGGATCATCGGCACCAAGGTCTTTTGCTCAGTCTCGACGATCAGCGATTCCCGGCAAAATTCCTGATGGTTTTGGAAGCCGTGAAAAATCTGATCGGCGGTCACGGGCCCACGCGCGCGATCTCTTCGTTCACGATGCCCAGACGCACCGTTAAACGCGCGATCTCCGCATCGAGCACCCTGCGCGTGCGCACGGTCATGGTCGCGCCAAGCAATTGCATCTGCCAAAACGCAGGATCGTGAAAGCTCGTGAATAGGTGCGTGTTTCCATCGCTATCGATCAGTTCAATGGCTTCAACTCCCACATTTACTCCTTGCCATCCAACATCAGCGCCAGCCGCGCCACGAAAGCCGCCCGCGCCCGCCCTATATCCTCGCCCTTCTCCAGCGCCTCGATTAGCTCCCGGACAAACGCGTCCGCCGCCACGCCGTGCGCGATCGCGCGCTTCGCCCATCGCGGGCGCGGAGAGCGGAGATCGGGCTTAAGCGCCGGCGCCGGCATCATGCCATCACGCCTTCCAAGTCCACCGCCGCCATGGATGGTCGAGACAGATCACCACGCCGTGCATCGGCAGGCTGAGGTTGTGGTTGCGGTGCAGCCAGCGGATGAAACGGGCGATCACGCGGCCCTCACTTTCAGCGTCGCTGTAGTTAGCTCGCGCGCCATCAACTGTTCGGCCAGGATCGCCCGCAACGGTAAGTCGATTTCTTCCCCTCCCGGCAGCACCAGCGCCAGCACGTAGTGGGGCGCCGCGTCCTGCGGCGCCCCTTCCACGCCGGCCGCCGCGCGGTCCGCCTCCGCGATCGCCGCCAGCGCCGCCCGCAAACTGGCCTCCGGCGGCAAATGGGACACGCGTGTCCCATGTCTGAATAAGTCCATATGACGCGCCACGTGCCGGCGGTCCCAACCGAACTCTTTGGTTGCCCACTCGACGAATGTGCCGAACGGCAAGATCTCCTTCGCCCGCACCAGGCGCCGCCCGATCTCCAGCTTGAACTCGATTGCCGACGTCGCGCGCTGGATCGCGTGGGCCTCCAGCGTGTGGATCTCCCGCGTAATGCGGTCGATTTCGCCAACCGCTGGAATGACAACCGGTGGTGTCATCGCATCGCCTCCGCCGCCGGCTTCAGCGTTGCCAGCGCGTCCGCGTGCAGCATTCTGATTTGCGTGGCGCTCAGCTTCAGCCGTCGGCCAATTTCCTGGACCGAAAGACCCGCGATGTATCGCAACTCGATGATGCGCTGTTCCCGCACGGGCAACTGCCACACCGCCCCGAAGATGCCGCTCTGCGCTTCCTCCAGCGCCTGCGCCGGACCGTCGCCTTCATTCGCCGCGCTCAGCCCGCCGGCTAGTTCCATCTCCGCGCCCAAACCAGCCAAAGCCAGAATTCCCTCCCTGGACGGGTTCTGCTCTTCGCGATACGCCTTCCTGCGATGCGAATCCACCATCGAGCCCCTCACCCGGAAGTAGGCAAAGCGCGGAAACGTCGCCACGGAGGTGCAGCGTTTCGCCGCCTCGCATAACCCCAGCATGCCGTCCTGCTCGAAGTCTTCGATATCGAGGCGGGGCGAGAACCTACGCGCCACCTGTTTGGCCACCTTGTAAGCCAGCGGCATGTTGTCGGTGATCAACCGCTCGCGGCGCGCGCGCGTCATGTCTGCCTGCGAAATGATCCATCCGGCGCGACGTGGTATTTGGTCAGTCCAATCTGAATATCGTCGCCGGGTTTGCCGGTGTGGAGTCTTCCGGCCCTGTGTGCTTGTTTATCGCGGCGGAACCGAGCGCCCGTGCTGGTGCCGTTGCCGCGGCGTCTCTGTTCAGCCAGCATCTGCAAAACGCCAATACTCATATCGCGGTAACCGTCCTTTTCTCGTACATCAGCGTGAATTGCTCCCACGTGACCATCGCGCCATCCGCCGCCGCGTCCTGCGGCTTTCCGCCCTGCGCCAGGCCCAGCAGTTCGCCGTAGCGCTCCACGGCGCGCAGGCGGGCCATGTGATCGGCCTTGTCGGTGCGCTTCGCCAGGAGCGCCATATTCACGCTATAGACCGCTCTTGCAGCCATCCGCTGCAACTTCTCGCGATGCGGGGCCAGGGCCTCGGTGATCAGGAACTGAGTCTCTGGATCGTTGGCCAGTCGCTGCACGTAGCGCGGTTGGCAGCCGGCCGCCGCCGCGATCTCCGCGGTGTCTTGCCCAGCGATCACACCTACCGCGACGGTCCGGCGTTTGCGTTCTTTGCCGGCGCGGGTCCCGGTGGGCACGTCAAGCCAGCCTTCGAATGTGTTTGTGGAAGTGCTTGCCCTTCGACGGCGCCGCCATGAAATCGGCGTGCTGCTCCGGCGACACGTCCGAATAGTTGGCACTGTGGCCGGAGCGGAATTCCACGCTCAGCGTTTTCGTTGCGGGATCGTAGCCGATAGCCTTGATATTCGAGCTCTCAACGCGCTCCATCTTCACGGCTATGCCACCTTCCGCTTCGCCGCCGGCGACGCTTCCGCGCGCGGCACGACGTTCAGCGTGCGCGCCCCAGTCTGCAACTTGGGCACATTCTCTTTTACGAATGCAGAACCCAGGTGAAACTTCGCTTCGGCCAGGGTGACGCTGAAAAACTGCATCATATCGAGACCCTTGATTTTCGTCAGTAGCTGGTAGGCCAGAAGCTGCGCGGCCGCGGTGAAGTCGCTCTTGAATCCGCGCGCGGTGATTTCCACCTCGTAGCGCCTCCCTGCCAGTAGGGTTGATTTCTCGGCTGGGTCGTCGGCCGCCCAGCTCAGAATTTCCTTCTCCAGTTCGTCGTAGCGCGCCTGGTGCGGATTCGTTTGCGGCTTCCACAGTCGTAACTGCCGGTCACACTCGCCGAACTCATCAATCTTGGCCTGGCGCTTGGGGTCTGGGCGGATACACTGCACGGGGGAAGTCATGTTACTTACAAGGGTCCGCCTAAAAAGCGCACGGCGGAAGGTGGCAAAAAGCGCCGCTATGTTGCGGTCCTTTTGGCGAACTACGATGTTAGAGGGAAGACATGCGAGTCATCGCCACCGTCGTGGGGCAACTAGCGCAACCGTCGCGTCGTGAATGCGAGGTCGGGCGGCTGCTGGCCCATGGCGGCACTAACAAAGCCATCGCCTTCGAGCTAGGCATCAGTATACACGCGGTCAAGAAACACATCGCCCACATGCGCGCCACTCTCTCGCTCAAGAACCGCGCCCAGCTCGCCGTGTGGATTGTCTCTCACCCGGAGTGCGTCGAGGGAGTAGCTGTTCCATTGGCGTTCGCGTTGCCCTTCCCTACACTGCCTCAAGCCACAATGCGCCCCGCCATGCCGTTATAGATCGAACTCAGGACATGCGCGCGCACCGCCGGCAGCTCCAGCACCAGCGCGTCGTCGATCTCGTGCAGCAAGCTATCCGCGACGTCATTGCCCCGCCGCACCGTGTTCTCCGTCTCGGCCGCGGCGGGCCGCATGGCGCGGATCGCCGCCGGCCGCAACACCAGCGATGAGGCCGCGCCGAAGGCGCGCGCGATCTCTCTCCAGTCTCTCGCCTCCCAGTCATAGCGCCACAAGATCCAGAGATCCTCTCGCTCCCGTCGACGCTTCCACGTTCCTTGCGGACCGGCGAATTCCAGCGCGACGCCGCGCTCGCCCAGTTTCTCGACCGGTACGCTCGCGCCCGGCGCATAGAGCTTGCCTTCGAACACCGGGCATCCATCCGGTCCGCAGGCGACCGCCGCCAGCAGCTTGACGTAAGTGTGATGGTTGCTTCGGCGAGTGCCGGGAGATGTGTTGGGAAGGCGAATAGGTGACGGACACACGGATGGGGATACCTGCTGCATGTCGGTCCAATCAGATAGTGTCACGTCCTGAAGGGAATCGGGGCAATCCGACACCCGACTTAGTCCGGGGTACTTTTGACCTGAGAGTCAGGGAGCAGAGTTCCGGTACGCCGCTTTCGGCCCGATGCGGGAGACGAGAGAAAATATTTTCCGCACGGGCCGGCGGGCGGGCGTTTTTTCGCCCGCCGGCCGTGCGCGTTCTTGTAAGTAAACGGAAGCCAGCCCGCCCCCCGCCTACGCCTTTAAATACAAAGATACAAACGCACGCGCGCGTTCCTTTATTAGTGGCGCGAACTCTCGCGCAATTGGAACCCCGTTCTCGCGCCGTTCGAACGGCGGCACTCGCGCCGTTGCAGTTGCGCGACTCGCGCAAGTCTAATTGCGCGAGGGCGCGACGGCTGTAAGATCGCGCTTGACTCCATACGTGGCGTGACGTAATCTGTCGATGATGGGTCTGACGAAACTGGAGCGCCAAGCACTCTCGAAGCTGGGAACCATGGGCGGCAAAGCCCGTGCCAAAAAGCTCAGTGCGGAAGAACTCAGCGCCCAAGGTAAGTACGCCATCGCCGCCCGGTGGAGGAAGTACCGCCAGGCACAGGAAGCAAAGGCGCGCGCGGAAGCGCCGCCAGAGGTAGCGGCTTGAGGTCGCTTTGCGCGACGCACGCCACTTACTCGCCCCTTCTATCTTCGTTGCCCAGTCATGCCGATTGGGGCCCGAGGCGGGACCCAACTTCCGATAATAAGTGCATCACGACGCACTTAGCATTGAAGTTACAGGTTCTGACTCGGTATATTATGACAACTTTTGGGTGGGACGCGGCGAACCCCCGAAGGGAGTCCGGTGGCCTATTTGGCCACACCGCAGAAGGCAGGCCGCCGCCTACGCGCGCAGAAAACCTCACGCCGAGCCCGCACACAGCTCACACCCTGGAAAAGTTGAAGCTGTGAACGAGTTGACGCGAGTGGAAGCATAGCGCAGACGACGGGACCGCCAACCTCGCAGTCCATCTTCAGTGTATGCCTCTCCCGCGCCCGCTTCAAGGCTCCAGTACTGACATTTTTATTTGGAGGTTTTGAAGGATGCGCAGGACAAACACCTTAGGCCGCGCCCGCCACCGCGATGGGGAGGGGCAACGATGAGCGCTGCAATTCAGCGGAATCCGCACGCGCCGCCATCGGCCACCGCGCCGCCAAAACCCAAGCCTATGCTTCGGCCGAACGGCATCCACCACGGCGAGACGCGCGCCGAAGTCATCGCCCAATTCGAACGGTGCAAGTGGGCCGGCCGCGCGCTCGACATGCATCTCTTCCGCGTGACTACCGGCGGCGCGCAGGCCGCGTGGATCCGCTTCGTCTACAGTCACACCTTTGGATCGAATAATCCGCAAGAGCGTCGCGCCCACAAAGAGTTCAGCCCGGTCGTCCATCCGGAAGACGCCGCCAAGGAATTCGGCCTCAGCGTGCAGATGATGCGCCATGCCCGCAACGAATGCGTCGCCCGCGGCTTCACCCCGCGCAAGAGCCGGATTCGCGCCGATGGCAAAGACTACTACCGCTACGGCCTCGACATGGAAGCACTCGCCAAAGCGCCCAACGCCTGGGACGCCCAGCGCGAAGCCAGCGCCCGCGAGGACGCGTTTGTTAAGCGCAAGCCAGCCCTTTCCGCAGGCGTAGATAGGGCGAAGGATGTAGTTTTATCAATGACTTCCGAGGAATTACGCGAAAGTCCAATTGCGCCAGATGAGGTAGTCCTGGTCGCCGTCGATCAGCCGGAGCTGGAGGTTACGCACTCGCTCCCCTGCCCCGTGGTCATGCTCCAGACGGTATCAGATTCCGGCCGCCCGCGCATCCATCTCAGTTCCCCTGCCACCTCCGTAACAGGGGAGGCCCGCAAATCGCAACCCGCCGAGGAGGGGGCAAAAGGAGCCTCGGCGGGTGCGGGCCTGCAAGTCGTCAATTCCATGACGGGCAAACCGCTTTCGGTCCGAGGCGGAATCGTCGGTGAGATCGCCGCCGCGGATAGCGCCGCGCCGGCGCCGAATCCCGATCAGCAAGCGCTGCCGTTCTCGGACGACACGTTAGTCACTCGCCTCGCCGAGCTGGGCATGGCGCCTGAGGACGCCGACGTGGCCACGATCCGCCGCGATCTACGTTGTGACGTCCACTATTTCCTGGAGTCAGCCAAGGACCGCGTGAAGCGCGCCAAGCCCGGCGAGCGCATCTCGCGCCGGCTGCTGCCCTACCTGGTCAAGTCTGCCAACGAGACGTGGCGCAACGGCGGCCAGAAAGCGTGGGAAGCGCGCGCGCCGGGAGACGACGCGCCGGTGGTTGCGGTCAAGCAAGATCCACTGCTGAAGCGCCTGAGGGAGGACATCGAGCGGAGGAAGTCATGGCCGACCAGTTAGACTTGGCGACCGCGCTGAGCCTGGCGCGGCAGTTGAAGGCTATTCCCAATTTCCCGTGGGACGAGGAAGTCATCGCGGCGCACGCCCAGCACCTGATGCGTTGGTGCAGGGGCCAATTGCTCATCACCGGCATCTGGTCCGCCGAAGCTCAGGCGACTTGGCTCGTGACCGAAGTCCAGGAGACGTGGCTGAAATGGCATGGCACGGGCGAGTTGTTCAAGGTCTTCCGCCAGAAATTCCACGCACAGACGGCGCCCGCCGGCAATACGTTCCAGCCGCTGAAAGAGAGCGACAGGCCGCCGATTCTATGCGCGACCTGCAAGGACAGCGGAATCATCCGCCCGACTCACGCGTACGAATACTGCGATTGCGATCAGGGTTTGCGCATGGCCGCAGACCCGCACCTGGGGGAACGTTGGCTCGCGCTCCACAATCGCGACCCGCTGAAGGAGCGCCGGAAGACCTATCCGGCTCCAGACTTCGCCGAGCAAGAAAATGCGTTCCTTGCCCACCGCGAACAGGTAGCGGCGCAGACTGCCGAAGCTGAAGCGATTCTCGCGGACGATACCGCAACCCGCCAGCAGAAGGAGATAGCGCAGGCGGTGTTGGAAACCTACCGGCCTAAAATCGCCAGCAAAAAGACGAAGCCAAAAAGGGAGCGTGTGCCATGGCAGATATGAGGCGCGCCGTTCCCCGTTTCACGCCGCCGCTAACCGCCTCCGAGCTGGGCGAGCTGCGCACCGCGCTGCTGCGTCCGCGTTTCGACGATGCAGCGGCACAACTGGCGCACGAAACCCAAGTCGGGCTGCATGTGCTCAACATGCAGATCCGCGCACTCCTAAGCCGCGAGCCTGTCGATTTCACGTGCAACTGCCCGCGCTGCCGGCGGCTTCGGGAAGAGGCGCCATGACCGTCTACGAACTCGCTCTCCGGCACATGCAAGCCAACGGCATGGCCGAGCCGGACGCCGTGGCCGCGCTCGAATACTTCGGCGGCGCCGAAGGGCGCAATATCCCGTGGGGCGATGTCGTGCCCTTCATCCCGCGGCGCTGGCTGGAGCGAATCGACGCGGCCGCGGTTGGCTGGATCCACTCGCATCGGCTGGCAGTGGGCGGCGAAGAACTCAACGGCGACGCTACCCCGGAGGCATGGAACGGCCTCCCCACGAGGTCGCCATGACGCCCCCGGAATGCGCCGCCTACCTTCGATGGAAGGCAGACCAGGCCGGCATAACAGTGGAAGAACTCGCGCGGCGAATCGATCACGCGACGCATGAAGAGATCGCGCAGTCGATGGAAACGCTGCCAACCGATGCGCTGGAATGGGCCGTCAGATTCGAGGCGTTGTCTCACCCGGCAGACGACACTTTTCCCCCGGAGGCCGCGTGATAAGCGAAGTCCTACCGCCAGAACTCGCCCGCTTGATGAAGGGCGCCCAGCCCACGCCGCTGCCTGAGAAGTACCGCATCGTCATTACGGTCGAGCCGCTGGACGATACCGGCGCAAGCCTCACGGTCACGCTCGACGAGATGGAGCGGGCCACTCTCCTCGCCCCTGACTATCGCAACGACGGCATTGCAGCCATGGTGAGGAATCTGGACTACTTCGTCTATCACCGCGGCGACGACCCGACGAAGGACGAGTCATGACCTGCGGATACCGCAAGCTGTGCGACATTCACGCGCACCTGAAGGGCGCGGTTGAAATGCGCGCGGCCGTCGAAAAGTACCTGATCGATGGGGGCATCCCGTTCGAGGTCCAATCGCAAGCGGACGCCCAGGATCGCGACTTGTGGCGCTACTGCGTGCCGAGCGCCCAGCTCAACGCGGCGCGCGCCGGAATCCCGCTCACGTTGCGCGGGCTTCCGCGTAGTCAGTGAGGGCGCATGACGTCAAACGCGAGCCGGCCGCGCATGCCCGGCGCAAAGGAGAAGTGATGGCAACACCGAAACCGACCAGCGATCTCGAACGCGTCTTCGACTCGTTCCTGAATCTCACCAGCGACGAGCAGAAAGAATTCCGCGCCATGCTGCGCGGCAGAGACTGGGCCGCGCCGCCGGCGCAGCTCCCACTGAAGCCGGCCGCCGCGCCATCGCGCTCGCGGTCGCACAAGAAACCGGCGCCGCCAGTGGCAGCAACGCCGATGGCGGACCGTCTCGACGAGATCGCGGAAGCAAAGTCCGCGTAGGAAAAACTACGGCGGCTGAGCTACCCACTCAGCCGCCGATTGCAAAGGAGCCCGAACGATGAAGATCGATGCAATCTCCATGACCGAGCGCGCTATTATCATCCAACACTTAGCCCTTCACGGCAAGTGGCGAGCCAAACGAATGGGCTCGACGGTAGAAATCGCGCGAATCCAAACCCTAACCGGCAACGTCATCCAATACGCGGTCACCATCAGCCGCCATAGCGTGGTTCACGCCCGCGCGGCAACCGTCGCCGATGCCGTAACCGAAGTCAATCACATCATCGCCACGCACGCCCCCGTGCCTTCGACGGGTCGCGCCGCCGGCGATCCCAATCACACCGGAACTCCGCACCTGGTGCGCAGGCGCGACACCGCGCCGGCAGAGGGCGGCAGCGGCTGGCTGCCGTACAAGGACGCATGAGCAGGCAAGTCTACAAAGGACGCACCACCATCCCGCCGCCCAAGTGCGATAGAGACGGGTATGTGCGTTGCCGGGTCTGTGGCTGCACCGAGCGCGAGCCGTGCGAACCTCCATGCGCCTGGTTCGATGCTAGCCTCTGCACGCTCTGCGCGATGGCCAGCGAAGCTCTGGCGGAGTGGACGCTGGGAGCGCATCGCCCGAGCCGGGCTGCGCTCTGGCGCGAAGCGAAACGGCGGGCGGCGGACGAACTGGCGGAAGGCCGATGAAGAAGCTGATCGTCAAACAGGACCGGCGTCCCACGAACCACAGCGGAAGCGCTAGGCTGATCCTCACCTTGGAATGCGGTCACACGGTGAAGAGGCCGGCCAGCCAAGTTAGCCGGCGGCAAACCTTCGTGCAGTGCAAGGAATGCGATGCCGCGCTAGATCACTTCATCGCGACCAGGGAGACCCGATGAACATGCACTTCGAGCCCGAGCGCGGCGACGCGACCGCGTGGCAGGTGATCGAGCTGCGCACCGACACGCGCCTGGCCGCGCGCCTGATCGCGACGCGCGAGGGGATCACGATCGATGTGGCGGAAGGGTTCGAGATCGTCACAACGCTCGATACGTCGGACCAGCCCGACGCGCATGTCGCCTTCCGGGAGCGCGAGTGATGCCAGACGACTACGGAGAAGTGATCTGCGGGGCCTGCGAAGAAGGCGACGACTGTCCTATCCACGAGACCGGCAGATACGCTCGCCCGGTAGAGGTAGTAATCGACTGTCGCCCCGTGCCGCCCGCGATACAGCGATTGTTGGACGAAGTGAAGATGCCCAGAAAATCCCAACGCTATGACCGGTGCCACAACCGGCACAACCGAAGCTGAGACGCACCCCCGAATGAAGACCCGCGAAGAGATCGCCGCCGCCATCGTGCGTCAGATGCTCACCGAGGCCGGCATCGATCCCGCCATCGCCGCGGGAACCGACGCCGAGCGGATCGCGCTGCAGATCGCCCGCGACATCGTCGCCGGCGACGTGGGCTACATCATCGTCAACAAGGGCGCCGCCATCATGTGCCTGCGGTGCGGCGCGGTGTCCCACAACGCGAACGATGTCGCGCAACGCTATTGCGGCGCGTGCCACGCGTTCCTGGAGGGAGCGTGAGACTCCTCCTCACCCCAGCCGGCCCGAACGCCACTCCCACCACCGTCTCCGTCATCACGCAATGGTCGCGGTCGCAGGTCAAAGCGGCGCGCGGCAAGTGGGAAACCCCGATTCTCAATACCGCCGCCGTCGCTCTACTCGAAGCCAACCCCCAAGCGAGCCGCGCCATGCTCGTCCTGAGCGACGCCGGAGCGCCATTCCTCCTCCTCGAGTTCGGCCAGCAATGGCGAGATGTCAAAGGTGCGATAGTCCACGTCAGCGAGATCGGCGCCGACGCGCCGCCTCCGCCGCCCGCGCCGCCGGACCTCGCGTGAGAAAAAGCCGATGGAAAGTGAGGCACTTCCACAAATGAGCTACAAACGACACGATGACCACATCACGCTCGAACTGACCGCGGACGAGTTCGCCGGGCTGCTGCTGGCGCTGGGCTATGCGGCTGGCGCCGCGCACGGGCGCGGCGAGGTGAAGATGTTTTACGGGTGGCTGCGCCTGGTTAATGCAATCAACGACGGGAACCCCGACTTCACCCCCTATGCGATCCCCGATTCCGTTTCGGATGATCCTCTAAACCAAAGCACCTCGCGTGAGGAATGCGTCCCAAAACGGCCCATAGGCGGCCGTTTTCGCGGACGCGCCGGCGCGCGCACCGCAAGCCGCGTACGGTGTTTCAGCGCGTAGGTTGTTAAGGACAAAGGCGTGCACTAACGGTCGATGATGCACAGCAAACAGACCCAACGTCAGGTTTTCACTGCACCGCGTTTTGGCCGTTTTCCGCCAGACGTTTTGTGCACACGTGAAAGCGCCTTCCGAATCGAAGACTGCGCGACCTTATAACCGTGGTGTTCGCTCAGGTCCCGCGCGATCGCGCGCCAGCTCATCGGAGGATTCTGATTCCGCAGTTCGCGCGCCCGCTGACGGTCGAAG